AGGGTGTACCTCCCCTCGGTCCTTATTAGCATTTAGGTCGCTAAAACAGGCGTACTGGATACATCCAGTGGTGCCACAACTAAACCATGGTTTTCTCACACCATGGGCGGGGTTGTGGGCCCACACCTCCTTTGCAGAGTCCAAGGAGGGAAGACATTTGGTACCTAGCTGAGTGGTAATTTGGGGTGCAGCGGTATTCCCTGGTGGGTGGTGCCATCGCTAAACATGGGGCTGTTGGTGACCATGCCCTTCCCCCTGGATTGGATGATTTTCTCCCTGGCATTCACGCTGGCAGCCATATACTCGTTGTTGGTTGGTTTCCTTGTTGGTGTGATCCTGAGCCCAAGGGGTGAACCTACATAGCTGAAGGTGTCAAAGGCGGCGTATTTCGTCTCATCAGTGTATCCCTTGGACACCCAGTTGGCTGGTGGTATTTCATTCTTAATGCCCCAGTTCCAGACAAAGGTCGCATAGTACGCTGCAAACTGTCTTAGTGTGAGGATCTCTTTAATTACGCCCACAGCAGCTTCAAGATTCAGTCCTGCAACCTGGCTGCTCTTGAGGTTGAAGTCGGTCTGTTCAGATGAGCCATTGTGGTAGCAGTGTATGGCTATCTCCTGAGCGAGGACGGCTGAGTTTTCTTTTGGCACGTTGAGTCTTGAAGCCCATGTCTCGGCCACCGCCGTGAGTTCGGCCTTGCTGGCAATGCCGTTGACCTTAACATCGAACTCGCGTTCATAGCTTGCCTCTGTGAAAGGTTGGAGGAGTGCAGCGAGATTGCTGTGGTCGACCGCATCCTGTTTTGGGAGGTATTGGGCGATGCGGTCCTCCGCAAGATGGGATTGCTTCTTTTCAGTTCCACCACCCTCAGCCGCAATGGTCCTGGGCAGGCGTGATGCCATGGGTCTAGCAGTGGTTGCTACAGGCGGTGGTATTTGTTTGGCTTGGGCTGTTGGTGTGGTGCTGCTAAGGGGTGCACTGGTGCTCGGACTTGCTACACCCTTCTCAGCTGATTTGCTAGGCGTCTCTGCTTTGGATTCTGACATCTAAGCTAGGAACTAAGGACTGGAACAGTAAACTTGGAAAGAGAAGCGAAGAATGGAATTATTGAAACCAGAGGAAACCTAACTACAGAAAAGAGGGTTGAAAGGTGAGGAGGCGGGCTTAAGTTCACTTAGGATGGCGGGGATGTCTTGTCTAAGGTGGCAGCCCTCAACGACGGCTTTTGCCCCGTCAACAAGAATCAAGCAGTAGCTGCTAGACTGTTGGGTGGTGAGGGTCAGCACACCAATAGAAACGGCAACACCTACGGCGAACACGATTAGGCTGAAAGAAAGGGACATGAAGAAGTGCTAAGATACAGAGGACAGCTACTGCGGGTAGGAAGATGTTACTGGAGGTTGCTACTCCTGGTGGATTATACCTAATGGATTTGGTACCGTCGCGGTAACAGCCACCGTGTGGGAGATGGTGGATGTTGTCGCCGGTATGGGGTAGAGTGTTAGTTCTCAGAAGGAAGATCCCTAGGCCGACAGCAAAGCCGGCAGCTAGTGTGAGGTAGACTTGCTTTAATGAGTCCGGGGGTGCGAGTTGGTATGTAGGTTCGGATGTTGAGCTCATTGGAGGATCTCGTTGCGGCTATGTAGAACAGGCACCTGAGTGGTCGCGCACTTTCAGGGCTAATGCTTCGGTCAAACACAACGGTGACTGTGGGCCACTGTTCCCCGATGGCGTCGGTTATAAGCTTGTGGGGGCACTGTCGCCGTGAAAGCTGGTAGTGTATTTCACCGTCCTCGACCAGTATTTGCTGTCTTAGTTTGTCTGTCCAAGGGCCTACGGTGTACTTACCCTCATGCAGGTCAGTGCCAGCTGCCTCAATGGGGAAGCCAGTGTATTGGGTGATGGCCTGCGCTATGTGGTGTGGCACTCGGTATGATCGTAAGCTTACGAAATGGGCCCTTAGCGGTTGGCAGCGGAAAGCCTGGTAAGGGTCGGTTGCGAGTACGTTAAAAGGTGGGAGGGTTTCGGGGTTATCTGTTTGGCCGTATTCGTCTAAGATGGTCCAGAGCTTCTCATCTATTGGTTGTCCCTTGTACTGGCTGATTCCGCGGCCCGATATGTCGAACCGTTCGTGGCTAGTGAGCGTGTAGGCGCGTACCCACTCGTTGGCAATCGCGAAAGCTTCAATTAATGATGTCTTCCCACTCCCGCCCACGCCATGGACCACGATGCGGCGGCTATTACTGGGCAGCGGTTCATCAGTGCGCTCAAAACCTCGCGACCGTAAACAATTAAAGAAGTCTTCCATGTTAATCGACTAGTGGGTAACCTAACCAAAAACCAAAAGACCAAAGTTAGAAGTTAGTTAAGGACGAACTGTTAATGGTACATAAACTTTGCATCCATGCAGTTGAGGATGCCCTGGAGGTCCTGGTGCCGGGGTGCTTGGTCATCTAAGGAGAAGTTGGTCTTGCCTTCGATGATGAGGCGCCTGATGGTCCCATAGTGTGCGGTCATTTGCTCCTCGTTGAAGCAATCGAAGAGGCGTCCTTGGAGTGCATATGCAGGCTCAGCCTCGATGGCGTACGCATCAATTTTCTTTGAGAGATCACCAATTTCTGATGCAAGGAGAATTCGGTGGTACAGTGTGATGGGGTCCTTGACAAGGCCATAGGGGGTCATCCACCAGGAGCAAAACTCTCCCCACTTTCCCCTCTTCTGTTCGAAGATCTCGGTCTTGGCCGTGAGCTTAAGGCCTGCCGCAATGTTCTTGAAGCCAGTCTTCTCAACTGGGACTTGATCAAGTAGCATGTCGTCACCAGCGTAAAGTTGCATGCAGCTCTTGGGTATCTCGTATCTGGTGTGGTTGTAGGCTATGGAGCATGCTGTGTTTGCATCAAAGGTCGGCCCCTCCCCTGTAAGGCGCATGATCGTGAGGTAGCCCTTCGGTGCTTGGGCGTGCATTTTGAGGAATAGGTACTCTTCGATGAGTGAGCTTGGGACGTTGAAATGCCGCGCCCATAGGGCCTCGAAGTGGAGCATGGCCCCGTCCTGAGATTGGTCAAAGGCCTCAAAATCAGATGCGAAGGCTGGTCTCTCAAAGTTCCATTTCTGTTTCGTGGGTCGATTGTGAGAATCGAGGCCTAGCGCCCACTTGGATATGTCCTGAGGCTGCATCTCGCAGTTGATACGAATGTTGTCAGGCTTTGGAGTTATGCGTCGTAGGTAGCGAGCCATTGCTCCAAACTTCATCACAACTTCCTGTTTGAACGCACTAATTGTCTGGCCTGCTTTCGCGGTTGGGAGGTTGAACTTACTTGCCTTAGTAACCCATTGCGCCTTGAGGTAGACAAACATCCTCTCATCCTGCCAATCTGGATCTTGGCGGTTCTTCCCGTTCTTAATGGCCATTTCAGACTTTGATAGATAGGTGCTCAGGACCTCGGCCTCGCTCTGTTCCCATAGGTCACGGATGAATGGTACTGGCTCGTCTGGGATTTCCATGGCAGTCTTAAAGTTCTCCCAGAGTGCGGCGCCAATCTGCAGTTTGGCTCTATACTCAGCCTGGTTGGCTTCAGCGGAGGCATACTGGAGGCGTTTTGCATGAGTGATGATACTTAGCGCTCCATCCTTGGGCTGTTGGTGTTGGAAACATTGGACTATTGGTGAGTTAGTCTGGAATACATTTGTGGCGCCTGCCTGTGTATAAACCTCCCGGTCTTCCTTGGCCCTCTGCTCTTCGAGGTTTTTCTCTAGGAATGTACTGCAATTTTCCACAGGGATGTGAGTCCTCGCTGTAGGTGCCTGGACCGTGTACTCTGCAGGTTCTGTTTCGGCTGCGGCCCGCTCAGTGATAACTTGGATGAAGGTTTTAAGATATGGTGTGAGATTTAGCTTCGCATGGAATCTTGCAGTATTTAGACCAGCAATGGAGTTGTAGAAGTGGATATGCTCAGTTGCCCTGGACAGGGCAGTGTACATGTGTGAGTCAGCACTTTTGTGGGTGTCATGGTCGATCATAATCTGGACCTTATCAGCGGTGATGCCTTGGCACCCAGCGTAAGTCTCAGTCTTGTGGCCAGCCTCCCCCATAACAGTCTTCTGAGTCCCTGAAGGTACTAGCAGTAGGCTGCCAGTTTCGCATGTGTTGCCAAAGGTGAAGTGTGTCGAGCCCATCTTTTCAGAGTAAACCCCAAGCATGTTTGCGAGGTCTTGCTTGTTTCTGTGTGTGCAGTTTATGTAGTAGCCACAGTACTGCTTGAACACCTCAATATTTGTTGGGAGGTTCCGGATGCCGGCATCTGAATTGTACTCGTAGTAGGTGGATTGACGGGCGTCTCCAGTGAGAATGACATACTCCACGCTAGGGTGGAACTGGCAGAAAAGGTCGATATATCCGTGAGGTAGTTTGCCGTAGTCATCAAAAACGACCATCTGGGGCGCTGACTCCATCATCGCCGCCTCGTAGGTTTGAACCAAGAAGCTCGGGAACTCAGTCATTTTGTTTCTCCAGTCCTGCTGTAGTACCCTGGTTGGCACGATGATTACCACGTTTAGCTCAGCCCTGTTGAGGTGATCTTGGAGGAGTTTGGATTTGCCTGAGCCACCAGCGCCGTGGATTACAGTCATGGGTACCGAAGTGGGCTCCATTCTGCAGTACTCTACCAGTAGGGTTTTCCACGTTAGATCAGCATTTTGCAACAGAGCACCAACACGGTTATTTCTGATATCGCTGGCGAGAGTGAGTGCGTGGCCCGTGTCAACTGTATACCTGACTGGTCGACGGCCCATGGCCTCAAGGTCCTTCCTCAATGGCCCAGGGCAGCAATTCGGGAAAGGGACATAGACCATGTCCTGTCTTATCTCAGTGATGGGGTAGATAAGCTTGCCCTCAGGGTCTGTTTGTTTTTGTAGGCCTGTAAAGCCTAGCCGGTTGAGGCGTGGGATCCAATGCTCCCATGGGAGCTCCTCTGGTCTGTGGTCCAACGGTCCGGT